ATTGAAGATATTGTAAATGAAGCAATCGTATCAGATACAAATGATACTCCAGTAGAAATAGAACTTTCAAATCTCAATGCCAGTGACGGTATTAAGAAAAAGATTAGACAAGAGTTTAAGTATATTCTTTCACTTCTAGATTTTGACAAAAAATCTCATGAAATTTATAGGAATTGGTATGTTGATGGGAGAATTTACTACCATAAAGTAATTGATCTTAAGAATCCTCACGAAGGAATTCAAGAGTTGCGTTACATAGATCCAATGAAAATGAGATATGTAAGGCAACAGAAAAAATCCGAAAAAGACAAGTATAGATTATCAAATATTAATACAGATAATCCTATGGATTTTGAATTTCCTCAGATTGAGGAATACTTTATCTACAATCCAAAAGCGACTTATCCCGCAGGAAGTCCTTCATCCATGGGAGGATCTGCAGGTATCAAAATGGCTAGAGACTCTATTACTTACTGTACTTCCGGTCTAGTAGATAGAAATAAGGGATCAACTCTCTCATATCTCCACAAAGCAATCAAGTCACTCAACCAACTAAGAATGATTGAGGACTCTCTTGTTATCTACAGATTGTCTCGTGCTCCTGAGCGTCGTATTTTTTATATTGACGTAGGTAATCTTCCCAAAGTAAAAGCAGAACAATATCTTCGTGATGTTATGATGCGGTATCGCAATAAACTTGTGTATGATGCAAACACAGGGGAAATTCGTGATGATAAAAAGTTTATGGCAATGCTTGAAGATTTCTGGTTGCCAAGAAGAGAAGGTGGCAGAGGAACTGAAATCTCTACACTTCCCGGTGGACAAAACCTTGGCGAAATTACCGATATTGAATATTTTAAGAAAAAACTTTTCCGCTCATTGAATGTTCCACCTTCAAGAATGGATGGAGAAGGCGGATTTAATCTAGGTCGCTCTTCAGAAATCTTAAGAGATGAAGTTAAGTTCAGTAAATTTGTTGCTCGTTTGAGAAAAAGATTCTCTTACATGTTCCACGATATGCTTAAGACTCAACTGATTCTTAAAAATATTATAACCCCAGCAGACTGGGATATTATGCAAGAGCATATTCAGTATGATTTCTTATATGATAACCATTTTGCTGAACTTAAAGATGCAGAACTTCTGAACGAAAGATTGAATATGGTTCAAATTGCAGAACCTTATATTGGAAAGTACTTCTCACAAGATTATGTAAGACGTAAGATTCTTCGCCAAACTGACGAAGAGATTATTGAACAAGATAAGATTATGAAAAAAGAAATCAAAGATGGAATTATTCCAGATCCAAATATTCCAGTAGATCCAACAACAGGTATGCCATTGGGACCAGAAACAGCAGGAATGGATTTGGGACAACCAGTAATGGAACCAAACCTTGATGCTCAAGGTGCTGCAACTCAAGTGAATGCCAAAGTTGCGGAAATGCCCAAAGGTGGCGAAATATAAATAAAAACGATTATTGAAAGGTATTAAAAAATGGATGATCTTTTAGATATGATTGCTGCTGACGAATCACCTTCGCAGATTAGTGATAAGATTAAAGAACTTCTTTTTACAAAATCCGCAGAAAAAATTGATGAATTTCGTCCAGCAGTAGCAGTTTCAATGTTCAATAGCGAAACAGAAGAGGAAGAATGAAATCATTCAAACAATTCATCTCAGAATCTGTAAATATTTCTGGGGATTTTAACGGAAATCTTTACATTAATTCTTCTCAACCAGAACCACAACAAGTTGGCGAAGAATATGTTGCAGATGTTTTGTGGAATGGAAGTCTTTATAGGATGGAACTGGTATCAAATAATGGAGTTCCATCAAAACAATCTTTAGGTGAGCAGTTGCAAACTGAATATCCAGGAGCAATTGTTCACCAAATTTATCCAATGATGGAAAAAAACTGTAATATCAAAAGAACAAGCAGATACCACCCATCAAAATTAGAATGGATTGATTGATAAATGGCTCAGTGGAATATAACAACACAAGATTACCTAAATCAAGAAAGAAGTCTTTTTGAGGTTAATGGTGTTGCAACAAGAGATGGAAAAATTGTAGATGAGTACAATAGATTTCCTGTTAGTATAAATTCAGATTCTTTCGGTAGAACAAGGGTATCAAATCCATTAACCCTCTTTGATTCTACTCACAGATATAGAGATAATAATCTATGGGATAGTTTAATTGTAGGAGCAGGTTCTACAGTTGGATTTGCAACTACAGAAGGTTTAGTTAATTTAACTGTAGGTGTTGGGAGTACTGCATCAATTATTAGAGAAACTACAAAAGTATTTTCATATCAACCAGGAAAATCTTTGTTGACTATGAATACCTTTGTATTGAATCCACCAAAAGAAAATCTAAGGCAAAGAGTTGGGTATTTTGGTGCTGATAATGGAATATATTTTGAGGTTGATGGAACTACTGCATATTTTGTAGAGAGAAGTTTATCATTAGGAACAGAGACAAGAGTTTCTCAGTCAAACTGGAATATTGATAAGTTAGACGGAACAGGTGTTTCTGGAATTACATTAGATTCAACTAAGGCACAAATCCTTTGGATGGATATTGAGTGGTTAGGACTTGGAAATGTAAGACTTGGATTTATAATTAATGGAAAGTTTATTCACGCACATACTTTCCAACATGCAAATATAATTCAATCAACCTATATTACAACAGCATCACTTCCTTTAAGGTATGAAATTAGCAATACTGGAATTACAACTAGCGCAAGCACACTCAAACAAGTTTGTTCTACAGTAATTTCTGAAGGTGGATATGAACTTCGTGGATTACAACAAGCAGTTTCAACACCTATTATAACACCAGTAGATTTACCAACTCCAAGGGGAACATATTATCCAATTATTTCCATTCGTCTTAAAGCACCAATTAATGGACACCCAGATAGATTGGATGCAATTGTTATTATGACTGCTCTATCAATTATGGGGACTGGAAATGGACCTCAATATAATTGGCAAGTGAGAGCAAGTGCAACTACATCCGGAGGAATTTGGGTAAGTGCCGGAGATGACTCTGCAGTAGAATATAAACTTGATGGGGGATCTGTTACTGGCGGAAGAGTTCTGGCATCGGGATTCCTTACTTCAGCAAACCAATCATCACAATCAGTAGATATTCTAAAGGAAGCACTTTTTAAATTCCAGTTAGAAAGAAATGGATTAACCAAAACTCCATATGAACTAACTTTAGTTGCTGCATCTGATACTGCTGGAGCTGATATTTACGCCTCTATGGACTGGGAAGAAATTAGTAGATAATTTTTTAACCTTAACTTGATTAAATAATAAATAAATAAAAGTGTATTATTAAAAATAATGGCTCATAGACCAATTGGTGCTGGAGCTTCATTTGCATTTTCTGCAGGTGCTGCGTCCACATCCTCAGCATTTCCAGTTCAATCTAATGTATTAAGAGTAGTTGCCGTTGGTGCAGCTGCTCACGTTGCTATTGGTACTGGATCAGCAGCAACAGTAACCGATTATTATATTCCATCAGGTCAGTCTGTAACTCTTGGTCTCACCAAAGCTTCCAATAGAGTGGTTGGAATTACAACAGGAACAACTACAACAGTAATAGTACCAGAGGGAACACAAGTTCCATTCGGTGTTGGTGATTTTGTTTCGATATCAGCAACTGGTCAACCATATTATGATATTTCTCATGCAGCAGTTCTCTCTGTTGATACCAAAACAAGTTTTGATGGTTACCATCAAACAAGAATGGTGATTGATTATAACTCTTCTGGGATATCAACTGCCTTTGGTGCTTCATATGCAGATGTGAAACTATCACAAAAAATCTCCGCATATGGTGCCGGTGGCGCAGGAGTTCTTTATTACCAACAAGTACAAATCACAGGTCAAGCATAATGAAACTTATTACCGAAGAAATCGAATCAGTAGAAGTTCTTACCGAGACGGTCAATGGTAAGAAGACTCTTTATATTCAAGGACCTTTCCTTCAAACTGAACAACCTAACAGGAACAATAGAATATATCGTATGCCTGTAATGGAAAGAGAAGTGAAGCGTTATACTGAACAATATGTGAATAAAGGTCGTGCATTGGGAGAACTAGGTCACCCAGATGGGCCTACCGTAAATCTAGATAGAGTGTCACATAAAATTATTTCCCTTAAAAAAGAAGGTAATAATTTTATTGGTAAAGCACAAATCCTCTCAACACCAATGGGAAAAATTGCAGAGTCACTTCTCAAAGAAGGAGTAACTCTAGGAGTTTCTTCTCGCGGTATTGGTTCAGTGAGACCAACTAAAGAAGGATACAATGAAGTTGGCGAAGATTTTATGCTTGCAACCGCTGCTGACATTGTTGCAGATCCTTCAGCTCCTGACGCATTTGTTCAGGGAATTATGGAAGGAAAAGAGTGGGTATGGGATGGAGGAATGCTTCGCGAAAAATTTGCCGAGCAAACCCAAAGAAGAATTAATACTCTTGTAGACGAAAAACTTCTAGAAGAGTATAAGTTGAGTCTATTCAATGAGTTTTTAAATACCTTGTAATTTAATAAAATATAAATAAATATAGTTTATAACGTAAGGTTAAACGGAGAGTTCAAATGTCTCGTGGAGATTTACAAGAAATGGAAGTAGGCACTAAGCAATCCAGAACCGCTGTTAATGCTAATGCCAAAGCAGCGGATGCGATGCCACATTTATCTGGTGCAACCCCAGGGCAAACTGGTGATTGGGAAGATCTTGGTGGACCAGATCCATCCAATTATCGTCCAGATGATGATTCGGCAAAACTGAAAACACCCGGAGCAACCCTTAAGCAAGTTAAGGACGTTGTAAACAAGGGCGCTAAGCCTGCTGAAGCAATGAAAGGTGTTAAGGAAGATGAAGAGTTTGAGTATGATGAAGACGAAGAACTCTTAGAAGCCGCTAAGGAAGAAGAAGAGGAAGAAGAAGAGGACGGTAAGAAAAAAGGCAAAAAGAAAGAAGAGGAAGAAGAAGAGGAAGAGGAAGAAGAAGAGGAAATGGAAGAAGAGTATGACATCGAAGAAGATGTCAGTGCTCTACTTTCCGGCGAAGAACTCTCAGAAGAGTTCCAAGAAAAGGCAAGAACCATTTTCGAAGCCGCTCTTCGTTCTAAAGTTTCTGAAATTAAAGAAAATCTCGAAGAGCAATATGCTGTTGCTCTTGCAGAAGAAGTTGAAGAAATTAAGTCTGAACTTTCAGAGCGTGTAGATGCATATCTTGAGTATGTTGCTAGCGAGTGGATGGAAGAAAATGCACTCGTCATCGAAAAAGGTCTTAAGACCGAAATGACCGAATCATTCCTCCAAGGAATGAAGGGTCTTTTTGAAGAACATTATGTAACAATTCCTGAAGATAAATATGATGTGCTTGAGAGCATGGTAGAAAAACTTGATGAAATGGAGACAAAACTCAACGAGCAAATTGAGAAAAACGTTTCCCTTAACAAGCGTCTCGCAGAGTCGGTTGCT